CGTCGCCTACGACGCCGCCCGCGCCGCCCGCGACGCCGCCAGCGACGCCGCCAGCGACGCCGCGGGCGCCGCCCACTACGCCCGCGCCATCGCCATCGCCGCACGCGACGCTCGAAGTCGATCCTACTCCGCCTCCCTCGTCGCGTTCAAGGCGCGCGACGCGATCCGTGACCTGGCTTAGCCGCGCGGCCTGATCCGTTGCGGCCTGCGCCTCTCGCAATGAGGCGCAGCGCGGAACTGATCCACTATCTAGGAGCACCGACTATGACCGATCTTGAAGCTGCTTTCGACGCCGCGCGAGACGCGCACACCTCAGCGTTTTATGCCGCGCGCGACGCCCGCGATGCGGTCATGGCGGCGGACGCTCGCGCCATAGATGCACGAGAGGCCCACCGCTTGGCCGCCGTCCGCCTCACCGATGTAAGCATCGCTTACAGCCTCGCAATCAAAGCCGTCCGCGAGGAACGCGACGCCCGCGATAGCGATTGATACATAATCCCCCCTAGAGGGTAATCAGGAGAAGAGACCATGACTGGCAGTGTAAGCAAGGGCGAGCTCAACCGGGCAATGACCAAGCTCAACCGCCGCACGGGCAGGCCGGTATCGCCTGCCAAGGGCTACGAGCCTTGCGTGGGCCACCTGTTGCTTGATAATTCAAATTCAGGGATGCGTATGTGGCAGATTATGAATGTTCAGGGGTTCGAGGTCGTTGCGCTAGACGGCCCGCACCGCACGAGCCGCGAAATGTTCGACCTTATCAGCGCTATGATTACTGCGCTAGACCTAGCTGGCTCCCCTCCGAAGGAGCACGTGCTTGATGATAGCACGTCTCAGGTCGAGAGGGTCGCTCGCGCCCTGCACGGCAGGGCTAACAAGAGCCAGAAAAGTGCGGCGTGGGGTACTGCGTCGCCCGCCTCAAGAGACGCTTGGCGCAAGCTGGCCGTTGTCGCAATAGCAGCCCACTAATCCCCCCTATAGGGTAATCAGGAGAAGAGACCATGACCAGCACCAACACTCGCCAGACCGTCGAGGTTTACGGGGACATCACTGCATTTGTCCTGGGAGCGACGCGCCACCTGCCCGCCGTTGTCGCCCGTTCGACCGGCGACCTGCCTTACACGAAGCGATTCCTTGATAGGTACATAGTGCAAGCTGTCGGCCTTGTGCTCAAGGAGGCAATCAACCCTGCGTACAGCGCGGCGCTGTGGTTCGCCAGAGAAGCGGGGTTCACGACCGGCATGGAGAACACCTCTGACCTTCTGTTGGACGCCACCGACGAGGACAATAACGACCTGCTCAGGTTCTCGGTGCAGTCTGTCCTGCTTAGCATGGTGTCGCTGCAAATGCAGCGGGGCGCGCTTATTCTGGAGGACGACCTGCAAACCCTGCTCCGGCCTCTGCCCCTTTGGATTCCGTTCCACACCAGAGTTACTGACGCTGCGATAATCCAAGCGTCGCGCATGGCTTTTAATATTACCGGCGAGCTGGCGGACGTTGTGGTGATTAGCGCCGGGCTGCATAACAGCGTCGTCGAGATGCACAACGTGGAGGCTACTTCCCCTCTGTAGGGGAAACACGTCGAAGCCTGATCCGCTCCGGCCTGCGTCTCTAGCTGAGGCGCAGAGCGGAACTGATCCACTACTAAGGAGCTGCACCATGCCTGATAGCACATGGAACGAAGACTTCGCTGACGCGAGGCAGGATGGGCGACGCCAGCCGACGGTTACACCGACTCAAACCTTCCTCTTGGCGAGCCTGACTTTTGGCGAGTTTGACCAGACAGACCACTAATACCCTATAGAGGGGAAAGGATAGACCATGGATTACTTCTCTATCATAGACGGGGCAAAGGCGGTCATAGTGACCGCTGGCGTCTACCGCCAAGTGGATGTGTTTGAGCGCGCGGGCTACCTGTATGCTGCGCGGGGCAATGGCTTTGTTCGTCTGCTGGCAAGCGGCAAGACTTCGGACCCGCGTACCTTGTGGCGCGAGTGCGACGTTGACGGAGGGCACTTGGTCCAGTCTGGGTCTTACATTGTGCGTGGTGGCGTAGTGCCGGACGCCCTGCCCGGTGTAGCTTCCCCTGTGGAGGGGATAACGAAGGACGTGGGAAGGTTCGCCCATGAGCAGCGGCGGCCGGAGGCGGTCGCTAAGGTGACGGAGGCCAGAAACAAGAGACGGGCCGACGCGAAGTCAGCAAGAGAGGGAATGAAATGACTCCGACAAAGAAGACGGGCGGAGCTTATATGCCCTGCGTTGACAGGTACGATCTGACCGCAGCGCAAACAAAGCAGGCCATGCGCAACTTTATGTTGACTCTGGGCTCGGACTTGTGCGGCGAAATTACCGTCAGCTTCATGCGCGACGGGAACGGGAAAGCCTTCGCCATCGTCATTAACAGGGAGATCGTGTGACTATGACCAATAGAATAGACGCTGCTGTAAATTCGCTCTACGTGAAAAACCATCGAGCGGAGTGGTCGAGGATGGGCTTTGCCCCCATGACTGTCTCGGTGCATGATAGCGACAAAGAGCACGCCAAGGCGCTGATCGAGCTGCTTCGCTTTGAGCGGCTTATGCGTAGCATCGAGGCTGGCGATGCGGAGGTTATTGACTTTGTGGCTGGCCGCAACATGCAGCGCCTTCCCTCCAACGAGGTGCTGCGGCTGCGCCGCGAGGCTGTCCTTTATGCCATGCTGCCCAAGCCCGCAGAAAATAAGATAGTGGCCCTGCTTGATGTGGCTGCTACCTTAATGACCGACTGCATGGGCTGGCGCAGGATGATGCACGACGACCCGGCCAACGATACGGTTCGGGCAAAGTGCGTGTGCGCCAATAACTTAGCGGTCGCGCACGCCTTGCTCGCGTCTGCGCTCATGTCTGTGCATTGTGTGACGCCCGGCAAGGCACAATCCCCCGCAGAGGGTAACGCTCCCGAGCCGATGCAGGCGGTGGTGGCCAATCCGAAGAGGTTCGGCAAGCAATGATCCGCCCAACGCTCATGCGCATCCAAGACGAAGATGCAGATAGGTTGATACAGGGGGACATCCCCAACCATAGCCTAGCGGGGACAGGTAAAACCCTGTCCACGCTAGAGGCTGTGAAGCGTGCGGGCCATGACCGGGGACTTGTTCTGGGGCCGCTAATTTCGATGGAGATGTGGAAGGAGCAGACAGAAATGTGGCTGGGCGCTAAGGCGCAAATCCTGCGCTCGGGCGCGGATAAGATCAAGCCCGACACTGATTTTGTTTTGTGTCCGTACGACCTTGCCGCAGGTAGTCAACGGGCCAGACTGCGCGCGCACTTTAACAAGGGCGCGCTGATACTGGACGAGGCGCATTATCTGCGCGGCTATGGCTCCAAGCGGTCGCAGGCTGTGTTCGGTGCAGAGTACGATGGGGACAGGGGGTTCACGGAGCTGTTCGACCATGTGTGGTCTCTGACAGGAAACCCGGTGTGGTCGCATAGCAACGATATGTGGACGCAGCTAGTCGCCTTGTTCCCTAAAGTGTTCGCGCAGTACGGGGTGACTGAGTACCAGAATTTTGTGCGTAGCTTCTGCGTTATTAAGTGGATAAGTGTAGCTAAAAACCTCCCTAAAAGCCCAAAAATTGTGGCGAGCACGTCCTCTAGGCTGCTAAACCGCATAGTGTACCATGACATAGGCGCAATTAGAAGAGAGGAAGCGCTAGACCTACCAATGCTGACGTTTGCCCCTCTGACTGTTAAGCCCGCCCGGCTTCCGAAGCACTATGCCGATATGCTATCAAAGATGACTGACCGCGAAATAGAGGTTGCCCTAAAATTTAGCCCGGCGGGGCCGAAAGAAGAGCTTGCCGGGCTGCAAGGCGTTTGGCAAGCGCTGGCTCTGTCGGTGGTGGGCCCGGTTGTGGAGCACATAGAGAACATATCCCGCAATAGCCCGGTGCTGGTGGGCGTGTATCATACCGCCGTAGGCGATGCGTACGTTGCAGAGCTTGAGAAGCGCGGGCTGTCTGTCGGCGTGGTGCGGGGTGGCGTGACGGTGAAGAAGCGCGAAGAGATAAGGAGTGCTTTCAACAACGGAAACCTTGACGTTATCGTAGGCCAGATGACTGCGATGGGGGTTAGCTGGAACCTACAGGCTATGTGTCACAGGGTAGTGATAGCGCAGGACTGCCCGAGCGCATCCACCATAGAGCAGTTTTACAAGCGGGTGCAGCGCACTGGTCAGACGCAGCCTGTCATCGTGGATACAGTGATGCCAACGCATCCTCTTAGCCTGGCCATCGCTCGCATGAGGCGTGCCAAAGGCGCAGAACAGCGGATCGTACGTACCGGAGAATAATCCCCCTTGCAGGGTAAACAGGAGAACGAGATATGTCTTGCCTCACTACGTCGGTAGCGCAAATGCGTTACGAAGCGGTAACTGAAAAGCATTTGACTGCTATGCTTAACGAACTTGGCGCGGTGGGCATCTGCCCCGAGTGCGCTTTGGATGGCTTGTTGGTCAACATGCTGCTTACCCAGTTTGCTGAGTGCGGCCAGCCTCTCACTGCCATTTTGGCGCGCCAGTATGCGCGTGCGATAGGCGATAAGGCTCTTTTGTGCGCGCTGGCAGCGGTGCGTGGCGACGTTCAGCACATCGAAGTGTGGGTGGGTATGCCCGATCCGACGAAGAAGTGCGCGCCATGACGCGGCACCGCTCCCCCAGCCGAGGGACGCTCCGGCGTCGCCGTGGTAGTGTTGTCGCCTTGGCGGTGCTGTCAATGTTGACAGTGTTAGCAGCGCTGGTTGGCGTTGCTGTGGCGATGATTTTGTATTGATGGCAACACTTGACAACGCCTTGCGTTCTTGCTATAGTAAGGCGTTGTCATCCAGCGGTTGCCCCGCCGGTAATCACTGCCAACCAATGGGGACTATCAAATGTTCGACGCTAAAACTCTGGCGCAACCGACCAACGTGCTGCGTAGGGCACTGGACGCCAACATCCGCAAAGAGACGCGCATGTGGCCCGTGTTCGGCGGCGGGCACTTGATGCGCAAGTCCTATGTCTCATCGTCTGAAGTTGGTAAGTGTCTGCGTATGGCGTTCTTCAACAAGCGCTACGATGACTTGGGCTGCTTCATCGAGGCTGACGACTTGGAGCGTTCCCCTCTGGAGGGGAATATGGACACCCTTCCCAAAGGGTTTATCACGGGGGCAATGCCCGGTAACTGGGGGTACGCAGAGCGGGGCAACGCTCAAGAAGAATGGCTGGTAACTAAGCTACGGGGTGGCGTGCCGGGGACCAGCTTCATGTTTCTCGGCTCCAACCAAGTTAGCTTTGTGGACGGCAACAGAAGCGGCACGCCAGACGGTCTGGCGGTACGGCCCAAGGGGGACTTCACCCTTGAGTTTAAGAGCTATGATCCGCGCAAGAAAATGTCTGGTATGCCTGTCCCCGCTCACATAGCGCAGGTGATCCAGAACACCGACCTCATGCAGATCGCCATGCCAGCGCGAGACCTCGTTGGCGGGCTGCTGACCTACACAGACGCGTCTGACTTCAATAAGGGTCCAGAGTTTTGGATTGACACAAAAACAGCCGCTGCGAAAGAGTACCTTGCAGACCTCAAGGTACGCGCCGATACCGTTTTTACCGCCTCGGCCCCGGACGAAGTGCCAGCCGAAGGCATTCACAACGGAGACTGCCAGTACTGCCCGCACACTGCGCGATGCTCAGCGGCGGGTACCATGATTAAACAGGAGAAAGAAAACCGTGACCGAGCAATCGACATCGCCCGCACCATCTTCTCTCGATAACGTCAAGCCCTATCTGGCCGAGCTGTTGGAGCTACGCGCCGCCAAGGCAAAGATTGACGCCCGCCTCAAGGAGCTCGACCCCATAGTGCGCCCGGCGATCATCGGCGCGGGCTCTTTGCAGCACGCGGGCTACATCTTCAAGTGCTCAATGAAGAAGGGCGCGGTCAGCCTCGACAAAGCGCTCATCACTGCGTACCTGGAGACGCATGGCAAGAAGTACGAAGACTTCACCAAGACCGGAGCGCCGTCGTCAGTGATGACGGTGATCGAAATTCCCAAGGAAGCGTGACGATCATGGTCCCCAGCCGGTAGCTCTGGGGGGTAACTAGGGCGCTTCGTGTCTCCCCAGCGCGACGGTCCACGAGCCATAAATCTTCCCCTCTACGGGGGAACCTACCGGAAGCTAACACCGGCACCTGTTAGCTACAGACAAACGAAGGCTAAATGACAAATGGCAAATGAAATCACTAGCCCGTTCGGCAGCGCGGTCAAGCCCCTCGACACCAAGGCGATGGCCGCACGAGCGAAGGAGAGCGCCAACGAGGCGCCGCAGCGCGGAGGCGAGAGCGAGTTTCTTAACTTCTCTGGTAAGAAAGGCGTGTACAGCGCCTTTCAGGACGGCAAGACCGTCACTCCCGACGAGCCTTTCTTGCTGAACGTCGCGTCGTTCATGGACGGCTGGATCGCGTGGAAGGGAGGCAAGCCGGTCGCCAAGCTCTGGTACAACATCTTCACTGAGCAGCGCATCCCTGAGCCCGACCATGACCTTCATGGCCCGTACAACACCGCCAAAGGCGAGGGTTGGCAGTCACAGCGCGGTTGGCAGGCGAAGTCCTTGGACAATGACCGTCAGATCGAATTTTCGAATAGCTCTGTGTCTGGCAAAGCAGAGATGGGGGACATGCTCAAGGAAGTCTCCCGGCGCATGGCATCGGGCGAGCCGTGCTGGCCGGTGTTTGTTCACGACCTCGAACAGTTTGAGGCGCAGGGCTTCAAGAACTACAAGCCCATCTTTGCAGTGATCGGCTGGCTGGATGACGCAGCGCTGCCGGAGCTGTCGGGCGACGGAGGCTACGACCTTGACGAGCTGTTTGCTGATAGTGTCAAGCGTTTCCGTACGGGTGCGGTCACTGGCGCACCGGAGGCCGGCGAGCCCTCGGAGAGCGAGAACCCCGGCGACGGGCTTGACGATGACGACACCGAAGACGCAGAGGTTGTGCCGGACAAGCCTGAGCCCCGTCGCCGTCGCACCAGCGAGGCCACAGTTCCCACGGCGAAAGCCGAGGCAGCAGCTACCACTTCACGCCGCCGTAGTGCGACGTAAAGTGGTTGGAGCGCAGGGCTCGCAATCCTGTCTCGACCCTGCCTAGCAGGTGTTTGGGGTCGCCGCCGCAGTTTCCCCAGACTGCGGCGGCGATGCTACTTTAGGGATTACCCTCTACAGGGGAAACAGGTGCTAAATGACTAAGCAAACCTCATACAACGCCGCCGTGTCAGCTATTGACGCTCTTGACTGCGCGATTGACGCCCTCAGAAACGCGAGGCACCTAGTAAATCATAGTGATCTGGTTGCCCTAGAGCCGGTAGCTCCTATCATCGACAAAGCCTACAACATCGCCAACAACGCCAATGTTACGCTGCGGGGCGCTCTGCGTGATTACCTAAACGAGATCGCTACACAAGCAGAAGCCGTGCAGCAAGGGGATGATGAGGCATGATTACCCAAGCTGCGTCCTACGAGAACACAGAGGCGCTGCTGTCTAAGTCTCGCGCCTCCTGTGTAATGGCTACCAGAGAGCAGGCCATGGCATGGCTGGCTACCATGGTAGACTTCGCCTTGGACTTCGAGACCACATCGCTGGACCCTCGGGTCGGGCGGGTGCGGCTCACTTCTATCTGCAATGACGACCATCACTTTATCATTGACCACGATATGTGTGGGCCGCTGTCCGACTACATTCCCCTGCTGAGGGGAAAGCCTACTGGTGCCAAGGTCGTATGGGTGTACAACTCAAAGTTTGAGACAACGTGGCTCGATCACAACGACCCTCTGTCCTTTGATAGCAGCAAGTGGATCAGGACGCGAGACGTTGACTTTCTAGCCAAGGCGCACATTGGCGGGCACCCGTCTAGCCTTGCCAAGATGGTCAAGCGCGACCTCAAGGCGATCATAGACAAGCAAGAGCAGAATAGTAACTGGGGCGATCCGTACTTGTCTCCCTCGCAGCTGGACTACGCAGGTTTCGACAGCTACTTGACGTGGCAGCTCAAGCAGCACTGGTTCGCCAAGCTGGAGCATAGCCAGATCGACGCCGCAGAGTTTGTCTTTGACTATGCCGTGCGCGGTACTACCGAGTGCGAGCGCACAGGCATAGAGCTGGACGCTGAGTACCACTCTGGCACGGTTAGCTTGTGGGAGATGAAGCACGCCACGTTCTTGCGGTACATACGCAAACTTACCCCCGAGGGGGTAATAAAGAACCTCAATAGCGACATGCAGATCGGCAAGTATCTTGCCACCATCCTACCGCAAGAAGTCATAGACCACTGGCCGCGCACTGAGAAGAAGAAGCAGATGCAGTTCGAGGGCAAGTACCTTCGGTCTATATCCAGAAACTTCGGGTACCCGTTCTCTCGATGGTTGGCTGCGCTGGCGGGCTACAAGTATTACAGCAAGTACCTGTCCACCTACGGCGACACTCTGCTGAACAAGCAAGCGCTGAGCGGCGTAGTGACTGCGCGCTATAACATCGCGCAGGCCGCTACAGGGCGCTATTCGTCCGCTAATGTCAACAAGCAGAACATACCACGCAAGCAGGTGGTGCGCAAAGCCTTCTATGTCTCGGACCCGACACTAGAGCTCTTGTGCCTCGCGGACTACAAAGGCGTAGAGATTAGGGCGCTGGGAGAAATCTCTGGCGACAAGCAGCTGTTGTATGACGCCACGTACTCAGACGTTCACGCGGCGTCTTGCGCGGCGATTTACGACTACGCTTTGGACTGGGTGCTACAAGTGCTGAACAGCATGGGCAAGGGAGAGCTGGGAGCCAAGTACATGCTGTTGAAAGAGCAGCGCTCTAAGGCTAAGGGGTTTACCTTCCAGCTTATTTACGGTGCGGCGGCTGCCGCCCTGTCTGACGTGTTGAAGTGCTCTGTCTCCGAAGCAGAGAGCGCTCTGGACGCTTGGGTTGCTCGCTACCCGAAGGCGTACAACTACCGTAACACTATCTATTCGCATATGCAAGTTACCCACGGCTTCATACCTATTGCCGATGGCCGCTCGGTTTACGTGCATCGTGACGACAGGACTATGCCCATCGCCGCTAACTACGGCGTGCAAGGCATCGCCGCTTCTGTGATGTATCGGGCAGTCGGTAGGACGCACCGCCTGTTTGTGGAGAGGGACATACCAGCCAAGCTGGCTGCTACTGTACACGATGAGCTCATATCGCGCTCAGAAACATCCGCCGCAGAAGAGGCGATGGCCGCACAGATCGAGGGCATGACGCAAGCGTGGCTTGACGTGTTCCCAGGCTCCGACACTGCCAACCTGATTGACTGGAAGATCGGGACTACGTGGGCAGATAAACCGTAATCCCCTCCAGAGGGTAAACAGGAGACTTACTATGACTGGCTTTGATAAAGACCAACCGTCGTGGTTCGCTGCCGACCGGAAGGAGGTAGCTACAAGTGGCTACGCCATGCTTAACGCGGAGCAAGGGTTCTGCGACCTACTGACCAACGCTCAACGTCTGGTGGACGAGGCTTACGACACTATTCACGGGACAAACGGAACATCAACGTCCAGTGAAAAGGTAGAGCAGGCAAAAGTGGTTGTTGATACCATTACTCTGCTGTTTAGCATGTGCAGCGCTCACCATCTGGCTTATGCAGAACGTCTTGAGAGCCTGCGCAAAATAACTGAGGCCAGACAACAGCTTTATGTTGATGAGAAGGTTGCTCGCGCAAAATATGAAGAGCTCATGTCTCAGCCTGTGCCAATGCCAGCCGGTCGGTTTCAGCGTGAGCAATGAGCTTGGCGGGCGTGTATTCGGTATGACTGTGCTCTCGCGCAGTATTCCAAAAGGGCGCGCCCGCGTCTCAAAGTCCGGGCATATGTACACCCCAGAGCGAACGCGCTTGTTTGAGAAGTACATAGCGAACCTAGCAGCCATGTCTCTGGTCTATAGCATGGCGGAGTATCCCCTCAGCATACGGGTCGTTGCCGAACAGGTGCCCCCCAAGAGCTGGCCTAAATGGCATAAAGCAGCGGCGGCTGCTGGCCTAGTGTTCCCCTCTGGGGGGGATACTGACAACCGTTTGAAGGCAATAAAAGATGCGCTTAACACCATCGTTTACGCCGACGACAAGCAGATACCGGACATTGCCATGTCTGTGCGCTATGGGGTGCGGGACGTTATCCGCATAGATTTGTACCGGGTCGGCGTCACGCTTGAAGAAGCCAAGGCGCTATACGCGGCGGGGAGGCTTAGCTATGACGAAGTTAATCGACGCGGCGTTGTCTTGGGCGGGCATGGGAGTGCCGGTGTTCCCATGCGGGACGGATAAGGCTCCGCTGGTAGCCACGGGGTTTCACGCTGCGTCCACCGACCCGGATGCTGTACGCTCGTTGTTCGCTGGTCACGGTGAAAACATATTCATAGGCGGCGCTATGGGCGGTGACGCTGGCCTGTTCGCCTGTGATTTCGATACCTACAAGTCGGGGGCGGCTGGTGCGTCGGCTGCTGCTTTCATGGCAGAGCTGGAAGCGCTAGATATGCTGCCGCCTACGCAGCGCCACCGGACAAAGAGCGGCGGGCTGCACCTCATCTACGAGAGCCACAACGGCTATCCCAACTGCAAGCCCGTGCCGGGTGTGGAAATCAAGGGGGAGGGCGGGTACATCATCCTGCCCCCCAGCGCTGGTTATACCATAGAGGACAATGGCGGCTTCTCTGTGGCCCCCAAGGCTTTGGTAGAGCGGCTTATCCACCAGAAGAAGCAGCACACAGCCAAGACTGTCAGTCAGCATGAAGACGCGATCATGCGCGCGGTTGACTTTCACGATAGCGTAGCGTCGATGGTCGCAAAGCTGTTCAGACAAGGACAGCCCGCCAGCGCCGTTATGGCGCGCGTGCTCGCTGCGCTGGGCTCGTCTGTCGCAGCGTCGCCGCAGCACCCGCGACACGCTAGGTGGCTTGCTATCATGCAAGACGACAGCGGCGAGCTGGCGCGCATGGTTGGGTCAGGACGGGACAAGTTTGACCTTAACGCTGCGACGCAAGATGCGGCTGACAGTGTGGACCCTGCCATCGCCGAACGCCTAAAGAGGGCCGCTGCCGCCGCTGGCTTTTACGCCAGCAGCGACACTGCTTATTCCCCTGCGGGGGGTATTGCTCCGCCGCCCAAAGATTACGGGGACGCTTGGCCGTTTGCAGACGATGGGTACTTTGCCCACGAAGACATAGACGTTGCTAACCAGAAGTTTACCATCTACCCGGTCTACTGCGAGAACGAAAGCGTTGTCATCGCAGCGGACCCGAAGGCAGGCAAGACCGCGATCAGCCTCAAGCTGGCGTTTGCTCTTGCTTTAGGCAAGTCGATGGGGCCGTTCAGAATTACCGAGCCGCGCGGGGTTTTGTACTTCTCGCTGGAGGGTACGAGAGCGGTTAAGCTGCGCCTAGAAGCAGAGAAGCGCTTTCGAAGAGACGCTGGCGAGACGTTGCCGGATAAAATACCGTTCTTCGTCATAGAGAAGTCTGCTAATTTTATCACGCAGCAAGACGAGCTGGTCGGCAAGATAGTGGCTGCGGACAAGTGGTACACCAAGGACACGGGGCAACAGCTCGGGCTTATCGTAGTGGACACGTTGACTAAAGCCATGCCCGGCGCAGACCAGAATAGCGTGGACGATACGTCAAAGCTGTTTGAGCTAACGTCTAAGCTGCGCGACCATGGGGTCACTGCAACGGTGGTCTACATCCACCATACAGGAAAGGATGGCAGGACAAGAGGCTCATCTAACATCGAGGCGGAAGTCGATGTCGTTCTGAAAGTACACAAGCAGGAAGACGGCTCATCGCTGCTGTCTATCTTCATGGCCCGCAGCATTGACGACGTAGGCATGTACAGGTTCGAGCTGCAAAGCTACGATCTGGGAGAGACCACGCAAGGTATCAAGCAGACAGCGCCCGTCGCTGTGCTGACAGAGACCAAGGAGGCGCAGGGTGAGGTCACAGAGGACGCTAGGCGTGCCCACGTCATCCGCCCGTGGCTCAAGATGCTGGTTAGCGCTGGTCCCGGCAGGTATGACATGGGCAAGCTGCTAGTGCTTGCTAAGACTGCTCGCCTAATGGCTGGCCGACAGCGGCGTGCTGACATGCTCAAAGTGCTGGATACGATCTTTAACAGGGAGACTTCGGTGGTCCACGCTGGGCATGTTATGTCTGTGGAAACGGACGGCGACAGCTACGTAGCCGTCACCGTCCAGTCGATAGGTTGATTATTCCCCTTTCAGGGGGATATTCTGCCCGAAGTTCATCTGGTCCAGCAGCATGGCCTCAGACGGTCCGACCATAGAGCCCATGTAGGCTGCAAGAGGGCTGCTACCTCCTGCGATACCGGGCCTCATGTTTGGCGCTTGACTAGCGTTTGTCAGCGACACGTTCATCTTATCCACAGCCTCGCCGGCTGGCGAGCTCAGAAAGTTGGCGCGGTTGGCGTCCACTCCAGCCAGCCCTTTGATAGACGCTCGTGGCAGCTGCCTACGGAACGCGCCGGCAGCGATTGCGTTTGACATAGCGCCAACGCTACCTGCGGCGATCATAACGCTGTCGCTGAGCGCTCCCCAAGGATTCCACGGCCTAGATGGAGCCGTAGCGGTGGGTTTGTACATATCGGCCACCTCAGCCTGTCGAGAGTAATCGCGCAATGCTTTCTGCATGGAGCGCACCATCTTCGGCTCGAACACCTCGTTGAGCCTGCCCAAACTGGCAGACTCATCGGAAAACATAGCCGCCAGCTGAGCAGGGCTCTTGTTTCTGGTCGCGTCGTACAGCGCCGACTTGACCCCTTCCTGAAACGCGGCGTGCTCCGACGCACTCTTGCTGGTTGACGTGACAAAGATGTCAAAGGGCAAGCTATCCGTGTCCGCTTTGAGGTATGCGTCGCGACCTGCCTGATAAGCGTTCTGCGTCATAGACACACCTCCGAACGAGGCGTCAATGTCTTTCAGCTCGGGGGCTACTTGATGCAGCCGCTTGTTAAGGCGGGCGCGCAGTGGCAGCAGCATAGTCACCACCTCGGCCTTTTCTTGCGAGCTCATGTTTGAAAACGCGCTGCCGTCGCGGGCGCTGCCCGTCATCAGGGAGTCCAGCTGCTTTCGCAAGTCGAGCAAATCAGACGGCGCGTAAGTGCGCTCTATGCCCTTTCTAGGTTTGCCTGCTTGCGGCCCTTTTGTATGTGGCTTCGGCGAGGTGCGGGCGGCACCTAGTAGATTGTTCTTCAGCTCTCCGTACATGGCAAGGGCGCGCGGTGTCTTTGGCTTGCCGCCGCCGGGACGCACGAACCCCCTGTTTAGCATCCTGTGCAGGGCTACAACAGGGGTGACGTTCTTTACATTGGCGCGGAGTGCCCGGTCGTATTGGGGGGTAAGCTCTTCAAACTTCGCTCGGCTAGCCGCGTGCATAGATATGGGGCTCTGCACTGTGGATGAGCCGAACACCTCTACCATAGTCCTACGCGGACCTTCTTGCGCCGACTCATAGCGGTTGCGCAGCATAGTGCGCAAAGGCTCTACGGCGTCGATCCTTTTGGTATCAGTCTGCGCCATAAGGTCGTCTATCTGCCCCTTAACGCGGTGCGGCATAAGGTCTGCCAGCACTGCGCCGGGGGGCAGGTCTAGCAGCTTGGCAGTTTCGGCTATGGCTTCTGCGTTGATCCCAAGAACACCGCTCGGCAAGACTTCCATAAAGGCATCACCATCGTTTTGCCGAATACTGTCGCGCACGGCAATAGCAGCCGTGTTGTCAGGATCGCGCAGCCCCGCTTTGCGAGCTACGTACTTGACGCCGTGGTCAAACACCGCCTCAGCTGCGAGCGTGCCTACAGCGCCCGCGCCAAAGCCATAGAGGGCTGCGACGTATGGATTTCCCTGCTGCGTGGCAACCGAATAGGCGGCGCTTTCCCCAGCACCGACAACGCCCATACCAAGCGCCCGCGTGACCATGTTGTTCTTGAACAGGCCAGCGCCGTATTGCGTCAGGGCGTTTATGCCTTTCACCCCTGCTATGCCCACCCGAGCGGGAATACCGCCGGGGGTCAGCGCTCCTGCTAGTTCCCCGACCAGATTTGACGAACTGTTCAGCCCTTCACTGACCGCTGCCATCCGCTTTCCCGGAGGCCCTGCGAAGGGGTCGCGGGCAATGGACGCAAGGCCCAGCACAGGGTTGAGGAGCCCGCCAGTGTATCCCTGCGCTACGCCAACAGCTGTGCCCAGAGCTATTCCACCGTCAGAGTCGTCGGGGCCTCTGCGGGCAAAGTAGTCAGCAGTCGCACCGAGCGCGCCCACGGTGGTTCTGCTCATCATATCGGTCCATGCCGTTGCCAGCTTTCCCCTCTTGGGGGTATTCTCGTAGACCCTATCCTCGTCGCGCTTCTTGTCGTAGGCAAGGTCTTCGCCCCGATCAAGAGCTTTGAAGAAGGCGGCTTGGTCTGCAAGCCGCTGCATATCTTGCTCAGCGGCTTGCGGGACCAGCGCAGGAAACGGCTGAGACTTGGGCGATGGCGCAGGCGCAGTGGCGGGCATTGGCTGGGGAGGGCCGGGCATCATTTAGCCTCTCTTCTGATAGACTCAAGGCGGGCGTCAAGTTTCTTGGCCGTCTGGTAGGTAATAGCGCCGTTGTTGCTGACGACCTTGATAAGCGTTGTATCGGTTATGTTTCCGCTGGCACGGTCAGCAGTGTACTTATCGTATAGGGCGCGGCTCTTCGTCGGGTCTCCAACAGTCCCAGCACCGTCGAACGTCGGGATGAGGTCAGGTGCTTTCTCATGGATTGCGTTGCTGATAAAGTCACTCATGCGCTTCGGATCAGACAACAGCGTCGGATCATTTTCGTAGAGCATCATATACTCTTGCTTTGCGTCGATAGCAATGCCTTCGATGATAGACATACGAACAATACGCTGAGCGAGCGCGTGCTGAGTGGTGACAGGGTCCGTAGTTGAGGGCATAGGCTGCAAGTACTTTGCGCCTTCCCAGTCAGACTGCTGGCCGACGCCGATAGTGCGCATAGCGCTGATAAACTGACCTTCGGCGGCGTCCACCATAGCAAGGTAGATGCGGGACGGTTCCGTGAGAATAGCGTCCGCAGCGCCTTTACCAAGCACGTCGTTGGCAAAAGACGACAGCGGCGCTAGTACTGCCGCAGTGAACGGGCCAGAAGAAAATTCTCCCTCTGCGGCCATAGTGGCGAGACCGTCCATAGCCGTAACCATGAGCGAACGGTTATCGTGCGTCTCACGCTGCGCCACAAGGCCGTCGGCCATCCCTTTCCGCAGGGTCGTGGCGATCTCTAGGCCGAACCCGCCCGGAAGCGCAGACATTTCCTTGGCGATGCGGAACACGTCGTCGTCTTTGATATACCGCTCAAGAGTCTTGATGCCCTCTGGCGTGCCGTACTCGTCATTGACGCCGCGCAGGACGTTCTTAAACTCCTCTGGCGTCGCCGCAGTCTGCAACGCCTCACGCACCGCGTCCCGCTTATCCGCAGGAAACAGCATACTCATGCGGTCGCCCATCTGGAACATGCGCTCCGTCTCGGCTGCGATAGCGTCAGACTCAACCTTGGCCGTTCTACTGGCCGCTAAGTCGTTTCTATCAAACTGTACAGTAGCGGCGTCAGTATCAGCGACAATACGGCGATCTTGCGCCGAGACATTGTTAGCATTGGCAAGTTCCGCAGCCGCAATCTGCGCAGCAAAGCCATTTGCTTGCAAAGCGCTAGCCGTGCCAAACCCGAGCTCAGAGTCCCTAACAGCAGCATCGTCCGCAATCTTAGCAGCTTGCGCCTGTCGTGCCGCGTCTGTCGCAAGCTGAGAGGCGCGCGACCGTGCATCCGTTAGGTTGATCCTGTTTTCTGCGTTCTCATTGTCAAGATACGCCTGCTCGGTCCGCGCCAAAGATGCGGCAGCAGCAGCAGCGTCGCTGCGCGCCTTGTCTACCCTGAGCTGGTTTTGGGCGTCGCGCTCTGCGTTGACCGCCTCAGCGGTCATGTTGAGGTCCGCGTCCAGACGCAGGCGGGCCTCAGTGGTCTTGAGCTCTGACGCCTCGCGCAGCGAAGCGTTGAGCAGGGCGAGTTTAGTGGCGCTCTGGTCCACAGCATAAGCGCGCTTTGCATCCGACACTCTATTCTCAGCTGCTTGTGTGCGGATACGCGCCTCGTTTACCTTGATTTGGGCTGCGGTGTCGATACCAGAAGTCTCCGCAGCGGCGGTGCTCGCGGTTTGTGCGGCGGCTAGGCGCACCTCTTCGTCGCGCGCAGCCTGGCTCACAGCAGCGGCTTTGGTGCCCTCTCGCACAGAGATAGCAGCAATGGCTTCGTTCATAAGGATAGGGTTGCCAGAGTTTATGGCTTCCTTCTCTGGGTCCGTAGCGGTCTTCAACGCAGCGGCAATCATCCCCTCTGTAGGGTAACTTGCGTTCACAGCGGGCAGATTTGTACCTTGCAGTGCCTCACGCAGAGCCTTAACAGCGTCCGTCGACGGGTTGGCGGTTGCCGCGCTTATCAGCGCGGCAACCGCTGGGTTAGCTCCCTGCTCTACCAGTGAGCGGGCGTTGAACCACTCAGAAATTGCGCCAACCTCGTTGCGGTTAGCTCTGTTCTCGATGGCGGCAGCTCGGTACGCCATCACAATCCCGTCGGCCTCATTAGGGCGGGTAAGCTGATCTGCAAGCTCTTCCGCTGTAGCGTCGGGCATAGCTGCGCGCAGCGCTTCCTTAGCCGCTTGTTCACTGGTCGCCATGCTGACGGGTCGGTTAGGCTGCTCTTTTGCCAGCTCGTCCGTGCGCGCTTTGGCAGCGTCGTAGGCGGTTGGGTCTGCGGCGGGGCCAGCTCGCAGAGTGGCTGCGTCTGTGGAGCGCCCCATGCGATCAAGGATTGCGGACCACTCAATGTCTGACCCGCGCTGATCTATGGCGCTAAGCCCGGTCGCCACTTGATCGCCAAAGCGACTAGAAATAGAAGCGTAGCTGTTGGGGTCTTTGTCCAGACTGTCGGCAGCGCGGAGCATAGCAGCACTGACGCTAGGGCCGTACAAGGCGGCAGCAGCGCGCAAGTCTGCGGCAAAGCCGGGGGCTGCGGCAATGTTCTGATCTCGCGCCAGAGAAGCGCTGGCTGCGTTGTCGCCACCGGCTTTCGGCTTAGACGCATCTCTGTATATCGCGCCCGCCAGCTCGGTGTTGTCATTGAGGGAAAGATTGGCGAGGTCGGGAAACCCCATGGCGGTGTACATATCCGCAGTCGCTTGATTTTGCGCTACTCTGGCGCGCTGCTTAGCCGCTGCCAGCTTCTCTTCAAGCTTGTACTTGCGTTCGGTGTCTGCCCGAGACAGGTCGTTGCCAAACTGGTCTTTCATGTACTGGCTGGCAACACCCATGGCGGCGCTAGAACCCTCGTCGCCACCAAAAGTCACCATAGCCGCTAGGGCTGGCTTCCCAGCTTTCTTGAAGTGCTCTGCCAATGCTGACCGCTGCTTCACTTTCTGCGCCTGCGCAGCTTCTTTGTCGGCTTTGTTCTGCGCGGCTGCGCGGCGCTCACGCTGAGCGCCGATAACGCCGCCCACGTTGACAGGCTGATTGGAGCCCATCTGACCGAGGCCAACAGACAAGATTTCAAGCATGTCAGCCGCCATCAGGCGGCGCTTGGTGGTATTCGGGTCGGTCTCATCTTTCGAGGCCTGCGCCGCCTGCGCCACTTCTTGTATGGTGCTGAACCCGTCAGACGGGTCGAGGCCGTGCTTACCGGCAAGAAAGCTGTTTGCCTCGCCCACAGCGCCGTTCAGGATTGCAGACGCAGGAGTGCCGTCCTCTCCAGCAGGGAGCGTGCTATTGATCTGCTCGTCGGTAGCGCCGCCCACTGTACGCACAATCCCCTCCACAGGGGAAGCTGGCACATGCTCAGCGCCAGTCATCGCAGCGTAAACCTGCCCGCCGTAATCGGCGCGCTTCGGGATGTGTTTCGCTGCTGGGCGCTCGTAATTCTGGGCAACGTCTAGCGCTGCGGTACGCGGGTTATCAGCGTTCTTGAACGTGTCGTACGCTCGGGACTCGGTGCCACCAAACTCACGGACCATGAAACGGGCCTGCGTCATCAGGTCGTCAGCGCTTGCCCCTTCTTGCTCCGCAAACGCTCGCAAGTCGTCCGCGCGAGAGCCGCGCCATTGTGCAATCCCAACCGCTCCCTCACCCTCATTGACGGCCATAGGGTCGCCGTTGCTTTCGGCCAGCACGTTGCCCAGAAGGCCAGAAGCGCCTGCGGGGGACATGCCCACGCCTGCGCCAGTGAAGTACTTGTACAGCTCGTCAAAGTTGTCTCGGTTAGGAAGTTTTGCCATGACGTTACTTGCCTCCCAATGCCGCAGACCCGAGCCCGGTGGCTAGGCTCAAGTAATCAAACATACCCGGCTGGCTTCGCGAGGTCTTTGTCACGTTTTGATTCAGGGGGCTACCGCCAAGCCCAGCCATAATCAAGTCGAGCATCTGCTGCGGTCGCGCTGCGACCTGCTGGTACTGAATGTCGCCTGCGTCAAGGATGCCCTGAGCGGACTGCTGCTGCTGTGAGCCGAACGCGGCCTGCCCACCAGAAATCTGCTGGCCTAAGCCGAAGCCCTGCATACCTGCGCCTTGCAGCCCACCCAGACTGGCTAACCGCTGTTGCCCGGCAGCCTGCGCCATGTTCCCTGCGGTCTGAAAACCTTGCTGGTACAGGTTGGCAGAAGTTTCAGCGGTTGTGCGGCCATAGGCGTCCATAACCTGCGACTCTACCAAGCCGTGCCGTGAACCGCCAAACGCGCCAGCCTGCGCAGCCTGACCGCGAACATTGTTGAGGTCCATCCCACGCTGCTCGTCTATCCTGCCAAGCGCCTTGTTAAGCACGTTCTCTTGGTAGGGAGACGCATAGGAGTTCATGCTGCGGCGGAACGCTCCGGGCGCAGACATACCAGAGAACCCCTGACCAGCGCCTTGCAGCGCACGGCTGCTTGCCCCGTAAATGTTCCCCCCTTGAGGGGAATAGCCTGCTCCACCGCTCATTATAATGTCCTTTACTTTGAGCCAGGCTCGCCACTGGTGCCACCTAGGCCGTAATCGTCTGGGCCGAAACTACCAGAGTTGCCGCTGTCGCTGCCACCGCTGTCCATGCTGCCGTAATCGTCTGGGCCGTCGTAGTCGTAGTTGCTGTTGTCGCTGCCACCGCTGTCCATGCTGCCGCTGCTTTGTTGCCCCATGACCTGCTGCGGCTGTTCGCCGTTCATGCCCTTGCCGCCACCGTACACTGGCTGATACAACGGCGACTGCTCATCGTAGTACTGTCCGGTTGTAGGGTCTGCATAAAGCAAGGCAAGAGACCGGCGCATTTCCGGCGACATAGACTCGTTCATGTTGCGATCAAACACACCAGCTGGGGAGTACCCAAGAAATCCGGCGGAGTCGCGCTGAGGTGCAGGCATGTAGCCGTCAGATGGCGAAGCCTGCATACCCAGCGCCGAAGCAGCGCTTTGGTTGTTGTTGCGCGCGTCGATCTGCCCCGGAGCCTCTGCCGCGAACACCGTACCTCGGTTGGGCATGTACGGCAAACGTGCGGCAAGCGCCCCATAGTCTAGGGCGTCCACACTGGCCTCGGTAAGCCGGGGGTCAATTTTGGTTTCAGCAGTGTCCTTGCCAGCTTTGCTCGACCCCACGTTACAGCTCCTTATACATTGTAGACATGACGTGCTCCCAACCGCGCGGCTTGAGCTCACGAGCCCACCCAGTCCGACCAGAAATAGTCAGATGCTTACAGCCCATGGAGCGTGCCTGCTGCGCTATGTACTCTTCGGCGTCTTTTATGGTCTGCATGTCACCCGCAGCGATGAAGCAGTGATAAGTAGAGTACTGAGGGAACACGCAGTACTGCATCAGGACAACAGCATCGTCGTATTCGTAGACGTGTATCTGACGGGCAGCAACCTTAGCTACAACGTCGTCAAAGACGTACTGGCCTTTTGCGTGGCGCAGGGCCTCGTCAATCTGCTCCTTCCACTTGAGCAGCACAGCCATGATGACCGTGACGTACGCAGCTGCGTTGTCGCGGTTGTGGTCTATGGGCTTCAACATACCCTCTGTAGGGGAAGGTGCCGCCTGAGCGCTGGTCGCTATGTCGATGCGGCGCTTGGCAGCGTCGTCCATAGGTGCCTCGTCTGCAAGTGACCTGCGGGCTCGATCTGCCAAGCGGTGATGCGCGGTCCAGGTATTCTCGGACTGAAGCCTGTTCTGCATACTGGACAGATAGTCAGTTTGTGGCGCGCCGCTCATTGTGTAACTCCTGTTAGGCGCACGGTCAGCGCGCTTAGTTTGCTCTCTACGCCTGTGATTGTCGTTGGGGCGCCAAAGAACGAGGCCCCAGTCACAGATGTCATAAGAGCATAGGTACCGCCGTCAGCTGGGACTTCCAACGTGCCGGATACTGGCACATGGATTTGCGATTGCCCAGCCTTGCATAGCATCTGACCCATACCACGCCCAACCGGAGTTGTCAACGCTGACGCTTCTGCGATGTAAGACGCTGCGGTCACAGCGTCTCCTGACGACACGTACAAGGTAAAGTATCCTTCAAGCAGGTACATTCCCCCTAAGAGGGTAATCTCGTAGGTGCTGGCGTTAAACGATCCCCACACAGGGTCGTCACTGAGCGACGTAGGTAGTGGCACGCGGTTCGCGCCCACAGAAGCGGCGAACGTGGTCGAGACAGTGTTGGTGACAAACAGCCCTGCGCTGACAGTCTCTTGGTTAGGGATTACCCAAGACGCTCCGTCAGAGTGTACTGGCACACCCACTGCAGGGTCGTACAACAGCACCCCGGCTATTGACGCACGCTCAATAAGGTCCGTCATGCGCCAGCGAAGCAGAGGTGACACAGGCCGCAGGGTCTCCTCTGCGTACCCTCCTCCGGCCACGTCTGCCTCGTAGACGGCGCGCGCCCACGCATCAATGGACATCAGCCGTGGGTTGGGAATACTCATCGCCCAGCTCCGGGAGTTACCACAAGGCGCATAGTGCCTACTCTGGCAGAGCTAGACAACAGGTCTATGCGCAGCCTGATCTGTCTGCCAGAAGCGCGGACGCTGGTGGGGTTGGCATAGGCATAGGGGCCGTAGGCGTACTCAGTAGCCGTCGGCATGTCTCTGCCGTAGAGGGTCATAGACACGTCCCCAACGTCAGCTGTGTCGGGCAGGACAGAGCCCACGCACAGTACACGCTCGCCGGAACCAATCTCCATCGGACCAGTGGCGCAAAACACTGTGCCGTCAGGCATTACCCCGTTGACCTCGTGGTTGTATATTACCCCGTCTGGGGTAATCATCAGCGGACTAGCTACAGGGTCAGCGTCCATGGCAGCAGTGCGGCTTAGCGATCCAGTCATCCAGACGTTCTGGACATAATTCCACGAAACGTACTTGTCGATGCTGGCGCCATCATTGCTTTGGTACAGCCACCAAATTTCACTTGAGGCATGAGCAGATGTTCCAACAACCGTGCTAAGCTGCGACTTGTCCATATCTTCGATCAGGTAGTCCAGCACCTCACACGGCAACGGTTGCAGTGTCCCGTCATAGACCCAAAACGTCTCTTTGCCCAGCCACACAGCGAACGTGTCCGTAGCAACCACGGCGTCAGCAGCCACAGTACCGCATTGTGTGCCGACCTGCGCAGTACGATAGACGTAAGGAGGGCCGATGTAGGTCGCCAGTACAGCGTCAGACACTCCAACAAGCAACACGCCAGATGCGATTTGCACAGCGGTCAGCAGCTTACCATCACCAGCCAGAGTTCTTGACCCTGCCTGATTGGCTTGGGCGGGTGCCCAGACAGCTCTGTTTTCTACCTCAGAAAACGCAATGGCACGGGGCTCTCCGTTCACACCAATGGCAAAGACTTGGCGCTCTTGGGTGACAATAATGTCTTGCGTGTGCTCGGGGGCGTTTGTCACAGCAGACAGCGCCAAAGTTACTAAGTTGAGTTCGTAGATAAGGCCAGTGCCTCCTGCGTCGTTCCTCTGCACAGCAAGCAACAGCTCTCCAAACGTGGCAAACGCCCACCGCAATGGTGGGGTCGGATCTACCCCGGCCAGATTGTTAGACACTCCGTAAGCGCCTAGACCGTATGGGCTACCGCCGTAGCCTACGTTAATGACGGGACTCTTGGCAGACGTTGACCCCCCTGCCGGAGTAATGTCAGTGATAGCGCCAGCCTGACTCATGTGGTACAGCTTCAGGTTGCTGCCGAACACGACATTTAGCGCGCCGTCTAGCGCGCGCCATCCGAACACATCGCGGACAGCTTCCGCAGCACTGTCAGAAAACAGCGCAGGAATGTCTACACCAAACGTGTCTTGTCTGCGCAGCCAGCCGCCAATAGGGCGCACAGTGGCGTCCCTCCATCGGACTAGGTTCCCATCGGTCCATCTGCCGGTGCTGCTGTACGGCGTGTCATTACGCTGCAAGCCCGGAGGTAGCTTGAGAGGGATCGGCTTCATGGTTTACCCTCCAAGGGGGAACGTGGAAGAGGTTAGGCAAGTCTTTCAATTTCGAGGTGGGCGTAGAGCTCGCGCTCGCCAGTCTCACCAGAGTTACCAAACCCAGCGCCTGCGTGTGAAGTTTTGCAGTCGTGCTGGAACTCAATCACAGTTGTTGCGCCTAGCGTGAAAATGCCAACGACCGCGCTCTCAACGCAACCGTTGTCGGTAGCAGACGCAAAGTTTGAGCTGCCGATTAAGAGCGTAGCTGACGCAGTGATGCTGTATAGGCGCGCTGCGCTGCTGTTCACTCTGTAAGCAACCGCGCCGCCGCGAACGCGATAAGTCCCCGCTGGCAGGGTTACTCTTTTGCTGGTAAGGGAGGCTCCAGCGATGCTGTTATGCTGGACGGTGTTCAAGTCTCGCGTGCGCCACGCTCCGGAGTCAAACGTGCCGCCGTCGGTGTTTGCGTCCTGCGTTTCCTGCACGATAAAGTGACCAAGGTAACGGGCAGTAACAGCCTGCTCAGTTCTCAGGGGCGTCATAGCCACAGTGTTGGAGGTACCAGCCAGCGCCTCGGCTTCGCTGGCCGCGACCATTTTGTTGACGCCAGTAAGAGCTGCGCCGCTCCCTGTGAACGTGGTAGCCGCAACCTCGCCGCCGAAGGTCACGTCGTCTGCGTAGTTGTTATAGAGCATGGCTTGCCATGCACCGGCAACGCGCGCCTCAAATTCAGTGAGGTTGGCGTTGGCGAACCCGGCGAACCGAAGTTTACCGTTGCCAGTGCCTTGCAAGTAGGCGTATGGGGTATCTACACGAAACTGCGCGATGTCTGCGCCGGACGCGCCGTCAGTGTCTTGCACTGAAATAGATACCGTACCTGCGGCGCTGATGATGGCACCAGCAACAGAAAGCGAGGTGGCAGTGAGTGCCGTAAAACTACCCGTAGACGGGGTGACGGCACCAACCGTGGTATCTTCAATAACGCTGCCAGTGACATCGAGCCCGGTCAACGTAGTGTCGCCAGACAGCAAGCTATCCAGCGCCGTGAAATTGTCGTTAAGCAAGGCTCCCCATGTGTTGAGGTTTCCGCCTACCGTCGGCAAGTTAAAGCTGTAGTCTGTGGTGACGGCCATTGTGCTGCCCTTTCAAAAGCAAATAATCCCCTTGGCGGGGGACTGTCTGCGGCTACCAGCGGCGACGGATTGGGTGACGGTGTACTGGTGTGACGTGCAGAGGAGAGCCGCCGTACTCGACTTCCCACAGTGACTCATCGTTTGCGCTGGTGAGGGCTGCTTTGTAGAGGCTCTGCCACAGGCCGACGCGCTCGTCTTCGCGCAGAAACGGGGCAGTGTGCATAAGCACGCCGTACAAGTAGACATCAAAGTACTCGTCGGCTACCCAGCTGGCATCAGCGTCAGCAAAGTTAGGGATGCCTTTGCGGTAGGTAATAGCCATGTCGGCGGGCAAGTCCGCAGATATGTTGCCTGCAAACAAGATAGTGTCCTTGCTCAGCATGGCATAGGTGTCGTATATTCCCCCCGGCAGGGGAATGATCTGTTTGCTGCGCACGGTGGCAACAGTGGCAGCACTCATCGGGTTGCGACCGATAATCCGTGTTGGGTCGTTAAGCACAATAGACTTTATGGTGCGCAAAGGTGAGGTGAGCGCTGACGTAAGGAAGGTAGTACTAGAGACAGAAACAACCTCGCTCACATTGCGGTGAGAAAGGCGCAGCTCTCGCTCTAGGTCAGCGTTAGCCAGCAGGATCAAGTTGTCGAGGTTGTCAATCAGCACACTGTCATTCTGCTTCCACAGAAAGGTACTGATGAACGTCTTAAACCCTGCGTAGTTCATCGCTAACCTCCGATCTTGAAGGCGCGGTAAGCGCCGTCATCCTTGATCCGCTTAGCGGCCCGCTTGCCAAACTCGGCAGACCCAACAGCGCATCTCCACTCTTTGGCCCAGTTGGTGGCGGTGATAGGATCAATCGACCCCACCAGCCGCGCTCCGGCTACTTTGTCGTTGCGCTTCTTGCCCAGCATCTCAGAGTACGCTTTGACGGCAGCAATAACTGGGTCTACAGTATTACTGCGCTTGATAGATACGTTGCCGTACTCGTCGCACGACACGACCTCTTTTGGCTTTGAGTGCAGCCGCCGAGAGCACTCGGCAGACAGCTCTTCCTCAGCCACAGACAGCGGGAGCCCAAGCGCCCACTTGCGCTTAATAGGCTCCAGCGCTGCTCTCAAGTAGGCTGCTTGCCTACTCGGCGTCATCTTCTCCAACGTCCTCAGAGGCGTAAGGATCGGTTTTGCCGCCACCCGAGTTTGCATAAAGGGTCTCCAAATCCATCTTGACGTAGCCGAGAGAGTGGAACAAGGCAGCGTGTGCCTTGTTGAGCATGGCGGTCTCTCCGGGGTCGCAGTACACGCCGCGAGAGTCACAGACTCGCGTGCGGGTGACTTCAAACGGGCGGAGCTCTTCCGGGGTTTTCTTGGCCGCTTGAGCGTCAGCATAGGCGGCGGATCGGGCAGCGCGACGAGTGACCATGTGGTGTACCTCTGTTTACGGTGTAGTGACATTCCCCCTAGCGGGGGAATGTTTGTCGGTGTGCCGGTTACGAAGGAGCGTTTGTGGTGTCGCGGCGGATGCCCATGGCCTTCTCGTTGTCCACCTGCAAGCCGTACTCGCACCACACAAGCACGCTGTCGGCGTGGCCGGTCTTGGCGAGCGGCTTCTGCTGCACAGTTTCGAGGTAGGCAACAGCAATGTACTCAGGGTCCATCACGAAGACGTTGTAGCTGTCGTTGTCGCTAGCGGGGTTGTTGGTCGGCTGCAATCGGTTTGGAACAACCGTAAGCTGCCCGAAGTCGCTGTCGTAGATGTCGATAGCGTTGACGATGCTGCGATCCACAGTATCCTTGTACCGCGTCGCGTTGCCGGTGAACGCCTGCGACACGCGCCGCTTGTTGCCGCTGTTCACCATGATAATGGAGGGGTTGCCACCTTCGTTCCAGATGTCTTCGATCAAAGAGTTGAGATCGGCTTCCGCAAAGAGGACCGCCGTGGTGCCCGGCGTGGCAATGGCGTTTGGGTAGCCCTCAGTGGTGCCAGAGAGGGTGGGGTTTGCGCCACCAGACTCAAACACGACGTTGGTACGCAAGAACGCAGGGAGACCAGCGGTAACGCGCGCGGTGCCCGACGACCCAGCGGCTGCGGCGACGTTCGACAAAAGCATCGTCTCTTTGTCGCGCTTCATCTCACGCATCTTGAGCGTGATCTGCGTTGCAAGCCGCTGAATGTTCTGCGCTGCTGCGGTGACGGCATCAGAAGTATGCGACACGCTGACGACTTTATCAGAAATCTGCGTGAAGTTTGACAGACGCAGCGCAAGGTTGCCGGTGTTGAGTGCAGGAGCGGCCTCGCCCTCAATCACACGGTTGCCAGCATCAACTGCGGCCAGCTCGACCACGGGCCACTCGAACAGCACGTTGTCGGCGGTGTCTGACCGGATGACTTGCTGGAACGGGGTCTCCTCGGGAGAGATCATCACGTACGCCTCTTGCAAGTCCTCTCGGATCACAGAGTTGTCGTAAGTCTCGACAGTGTTGGCAAGCACAGCCATGGTTATTTCCTTTGGGTGATGAGCGTTGCGGCAATGTCTGAGACTTTGCCGCCCCTCGTTCTGGCGCGGGTCGTAGCTTCCGTTGTTGCGGCAGCAGCAGCCTTGGCGGCGGTAGCACGGGCAGCGGGTCCGGCGCTAAGGCGACGGACGGTGCGCTGCTCGACAGCCTCAACCAGACTTGCAGCGGCGGAAGTCTTTGCGGCCAGACGGGCAGCGTGGACTTGCGCTAGATCGTTCATCATCCGATACATGCGGTGATCCTGAGCAGCAGAGATTTCAGCAGGGGAGTAGCCATAAATCTCAATGGCGACTCTCCGCATCATAGCCAGCCGTGCTTTCCCCTTCACAGGGTCTTTCAGCACGGGCAGAGCTTGCACGACCAGCGCGGCCTGCTCTCTGGTGTAGCGATCACGGAGGGCAAGCATACCCGCCGCATGGTCAGTGACCAATTTCTGCACAGCAGCCCGACCATTGCTGACGCGGTTAGCGTCGGCAGTGTAGGCGTCCAGCGCCTCGATGTAGGCAGCAGGGTCGCTGCGCAGAGAGTCTGCTGGCATAGCAACAAGAGGCGTGTACAGCACCGTCTCAAGGTCGCCCAGCAAACCGATCATACCAGTACTTGCGGCGTCGAACTCAGCAAGCAGCCGGGTATGGTCTGCTTGATAGGCGTTCTTGGCTTCGGCGGCTGCTTTGAGCCGGTTTTCGATGCCGCCTTCGCCGGACAACGCCTGCTTTGCTTCACGGAGACTGCGGTAAACCACCACGCCGTCAATTTTGACTTCGATCAGATCGTCGTCGCTGACGGAGAGGACAGCACCAGTTGCGTCATCTTCCGGGGTAGTAAGGTCACTCGACAGGGGCGCTAAAAGCAGAGCATCCCCAGCAGACGTGCCCAGTGTGGCAGGAGCGGGTGCCTCGGCAGGGTTGAGAGACAGCTCGACTGCCTCGAGCGGCGCGGCCACAAGAGCGGCGTCAACATTCCCCTCAGCGGGGGAAACTTGAGCAAGCAGTGCGGCAGCAACCTTCTCTTTATTTGACTCAACCATTGGCCTTGACCTTCCTCATAAGCGCATCTGCCAGCTTGTGGCGTCGATACGCAACCTCTCGCCCGGCTACATCATCGTCGGATGTGGCCATTAAGTCCTTGATACATTCTTGTTTTTCGTTTGTCAAGAAGATTTCAAAGTCAGGATTTCTTGCTAGACGCCTCGCTGCGTCCTGCACTCGCTGTTGGCTCAGACTGGTCATTGTTCTTATCCTGTGCTGCGGCAATTTTGGCGGCTAGAGTGTCCGCTTTGAGCTGATTGGCTGCAATCATCGCCTCTTGCACCAGCTTGTCGCGGGCGATGTCTTGAGTGCCTGCGGCGATGCGCGCTTTGAGAACGCGCTCCTTGGCAGCGTTTTGAGCGTCTGCGGTAATCTTGAGCTGCGATACCTGCGCGTCTATGCCCTTCATCTGCAAGAGAGCCTGCGAAGGGTCCATAGGAGTATTCTGTTTGCCAGACTCAGCAGCCGCAGCTTCGTCCTGCGCTTGGCCGTCCTTGATGGCCTTCTCGACTTCGGGAGTAACCACCTTGAAGTACCTGCCGGGGTTAGTCAGACCAAACAGCATAGTCAAGTCTTCGATGGTGTTGTAAATCTGCTCCAGAGACGTGAACGGATTATCAAGCCCCATGGTCGCCATGATTGACTCTTGTTTCTCCAAAACAAACTGCAAGCCAGCAAGCCGCTGCTCCGGGCTGGTAGTCCCAAGTCCGACGTTGGGAACAGCAGCAAGATCGCAGCTGAACCCGGTCAGGTTGACCGGCAGCACTACGCCCTTCGTCTGGATAACCTGAATAGGGTCAAGGTGAGATATGCTGAGGCGCAACATCTTCTTAAAGATGCCGATAATTGCTGTTTGCACGATGTTGCGCACCATCAGCTCTGCTTGGCCTTTTGCCATGGCGATAGTGTTCTGCACCGCTTGCGCATCCGTAGACTGCATCGCATTAGCGTCAAGACCAGTTGACGCCTTTGTAAAGCCGGTGCGCTGTTCCGTGTCTTGCTCGATGTGCAGGACAAGCGGAAGCAGGCCAGCAGCAGTAAACGGGATGTCTACCACCTGAACAGGCCCGCGACTTTTGATCGGAGCGCCAAGCGCGGGGTTCATAAGGTCGGCAAAGTCAATCAGTGAGGGGTCGCCAGCAAGCCTAGGGTTGTTTGAGGCATGTGCGTTGTCCAGCATTGCCCTAAGCAGCGACGTTTCAATGTCTTGCTTGTCTTCTGTTATGTCGCTAATAGACCTGCCGATAGCTGAGAACGGGATAGGGTCGTGCTGTAGCAAGTCGATTTCATAGTCGTCAATTTCTTCGTGGTGCAAGTACTCGTAGGCATTGCCGCCGAAGTAGAACAAGTACAGCTGAGGATAGCCCAATTTTTTTATGTCGAACCAGCAGTAAGTCTCAGTCAGCATAATATCAACAGCAGTAATGTCTTTGCTGTCGGCCATGTCCTGCGTCGGTTGGTAGCCCCGACGGGTACGCGCAACGTCAGAGTAGTCGCCGGTCTCTTTGCTCGTAGCGGTAAGCGAACGCCAGTCATCGTGGTCAAGCCCCATCTCGATTGCCTTGGCAACCGTGACGGTTCGTTGCAAGCCGTGTACCTTGGCGTCCTCGATCTTTGTGGCTTCGCTGTTGATGAAGAAGTTGTAGATCGGAAACGCCTCAGTGACAATCGAGCCATGAGGAAACGTTTGCGTCGCAAACACGTTGTACAACGGCGGAACGTCCATATCCCCCTCTACAGGGGATTGTTCTGGCTCAAAGTACGTGATTTTGTTGATGTCCACGTTGGGGAGCTCTTCGATGTCTGAGACTTGAGACGCAGTGACACCGTACATAGTGAGCTGTCGTGGGGTCGGGCTCTCGACCCAAGTGGTCCTGATTGGACCAGCTTTCAGGCGAAGAGACTCTTGGATAGCGTTCTGCAACACAAAGTAGCCGCCACTGGCGGCAAAGCGCTGCTGCACAAACAGCTCTTGCTGCTCAATAACAGCAGCGTGGCTGATATTTGTGGGTATGTAATTCACAGGGCGGTTGGAGTGCATAAGCGTGCGCATGATTGACGGCAGCGCAGTCCTTATGGTGTCGGCAACAACAGTCTTGACCGCTGTTGACCTGCCCGCAGCCGTGGGAACAGAAGACCCGCCGTTTATGTAATCCTCGGCCACCGCCCAATCAACGCTGAACTCTGATAGCATGAACGCCACCGCCGTCTCGGTGTTGGCTTTGGCCTCTAAAGTGGCGGCTTCCAGCGTGATGCCGATTTTTCGCTTTGCCA